AGTAGAACCTTGCTCACAGCTAAGATCCCTTACAGCAGTGACGGACCGGCTGCAGCATCCACTTCTTTGTCCATGTGTTTATGTTCATATTTAATTCCTTCATCTCCAAAAATCATGTTAAGTACGTATGAGGTGCCGGAAGACAAGCCGCCTAGAAGTAGCGCGTTGACGACACTTACGTCAAAACTAAATAGTTCTGTAAACGGAGAAAGCAGCATTAAAAGCCACCCCACATGAAATCCCATGCACATTGGGCATTGAAAGAGTTTACCTACTTTACCTTTTGTTGGTCTAAATCTGTTGAATATTGTACCATACACTATGATCTGTGTTAAGCCATAGGCGCATAATATAAATGTTAATAATTCCATTGATTCTCCTGTTCTGCTATACCGCTCTCGGCGCCTGTGGCCATTCCGACCACATCGGCTGCTGTGAGACTCTTACCCTTGAGTAGTATTTCCGATACGTCTTTCAGCATCTCGGGATCAATGTCTACTCCTTGGGTTATTTGAAACGCCATAAAGGCAATTGCTGCAGCTGGGGCTCCATAAGTCTTTATCTTCTTTCCCAAATTGGTATCGAAGAAGGCGTCTGCTTTTACGTAGGCTTTGGCACCAAGATCATCTAAGATACCCTCTTGCATATCTTGGCTGGCAAGTGCGGACATTTCTTTAAAAGACCTAACCAGATCTATGATCTCACCATCGGCCGATACGATATTCAAAAAGTTTTGTAACTTCTCTTTATCTGCTGATTGCAGTTCTTTGCCTAGGTTTGTAACAGCTTTAGGGTCATTCTTGACATCTTCGAGTTTGCTATTTTCAAAAATTAAATATTCATCCCACCGGCCCATTATTATTTTCATATCAGACATACTAAAATCCTAGTAAAGCGTATACATGTAACTTAGGGAGTACGGATCTCTAACATAGCTAGGGCGGATCGATCCTTGTTCAGCGCGCTGGGGCACATCTCCGAGTTCCGTAGAGTCAGCTTTGTCGGGCTCTAGAAGCTCATCATCTGTCATTGAAATAATGGCTTCAGTATTCTCAAAATAGGGGCGCTCTTCGGTGATGAAATTGGCGATGTTAATGAGTGCCATTTTGGGAGCACTAACATCGGCAGATGGGGTCTCTTCCATAGAGCCCTCAAACGAGCCAAAAAAAGCGCCGGCGCGGATCGATTCGGCTACCACGACTCCTCTTTTATACAAAAATGCAAAAAGGCGGTTTTGGGCGCCGTATACTAAGTCGTTTGTTTCTTCTTTGGGGAAAGCAACAATCTTATTCTTACCCGGAGAAAGGACTATATCGATATCTCCGTGATCAAAGATCATCAAATCTCCACTTAAGCTCTTACGAATATCCAGCTCAAGCGTTACTATTTTTTGGGTTGCAGCGGGGCCAACTTTAACTACTATCGCCATTATATATTTCCTTCACTAATCTTTGAGTTTTCATCACCGTCTTTAACACACTCTCGTCTATCGGTGCGGCCGAAAAAGAATCGAGCTTCTCAATAATTTTAAGTGTCTTCTCGACCATAGCATCGTCAGACTCCACCTCTTCCACGCTTTGAGCTTTAGTTAACTTAGCTCTCAGCCTCTCAATTTCTTCGTTGAGAAAGAACTTCAACTCTAAGGCGTTGTCGGCGAAAGAAGTTATATAATACGATAACAATTCCTTTTGCTCATCGAGGAGACCTTCTCCGTACTTGTGGTTGAATTTCTCAACAAATTTGTTCACCACCACGGAATCAATCTCTTCCAATTGTCGCACTTCGGGCGCCTCCGCAATCATGTTGTCTACAATTTGGCCTTCCAACATTATCGTGCTCTTGGGAGACAGCTTGCTGGAGAACAACTGAGCAATAGATGCTAGTGTTTTATAGTTGGGTACATAATTGTTGAAAACGGATGGCGATACTTCTACATTCACATCCTTGATCAGTTCAGTTTGTTGTTTGAAGAGTCCTTGTGGATCGACAAGACGTTGGGCAATCTTCGCCTCTTTAACAATCCTTTCTGAAAGGTCGCGATCTAAATTTTGATTCTCGTACAACGATCTATAGCACTTTAATTCTTTGTATAGCTCCGAATCGGGACTAAAGTGCTTTTTAATAATATCTACTATCTTGCGCTTTCTTTCTGTTTGCGCGCGCAACATCGCCACCGTAGCTTCTTTAATAAGCGCTTCATAAATAAATGCGGTATTACGCTTTTTATTATGTTTGTTCTTCATCTTTGTTCTCCGTCAATAAGTTTTGATTGGTCTCCAATCCTTGTAAAAGATTTCTTATAGAATCATTTATTTCAAAAAGACGATCTTCTTCTGCCATTTCTCTCAAAGTATAAGTAGCTTCTTGATCTTCATAAATACCCGATGTTAAGCCATTCATTGTAGTTAAGGTCCTCAGATCGCCATAGCCCGGGAACGTGTTGCGAATACCGGGACTGCTCTTTTCTTTCGAATACATGGACGCTTGGGAGCGTGAGCGGGGGCCCTTGCTGACGCGGCCATCGCTGCGGACTGGCTTATACGTGCTCTTTCCATGGGGTCCGTCGTAGCGACGTGTAGCTTTCTTTTGCTGGGGCGCCAGACGTGGACTGGCGCGGGAGCCAGGAGGAACGGCCAAAAGGGAGGACTCTTCGCCGGCGGGCTCTTCGCTGCCGGCGGCGGCGGCCGGCATTTCTTCAGGGCCGCCTTCTTCGCCTCCAAAGTCTAATTCTCCGGCGCCAAGGTCTGCCCCCAGATCACCACCCAAATCGCCGCCCAAGGCACCTCCAGCGGCGCCCTCAGCAACCTGCTGCAGTTCTGCGTCGTGTCCTCTATCGTAGAACATTTCTCTCTGATTACGCATGAAATCCTCGTGAGACATTCCGAAAATGTGCTCGGTAACCCATCGTCGCGAGAAGTACCCCTCTGTCGCAGATGCTGCGATATCAAATTTCTGCTTCCAGTGTTCTAATTCTTGAAGTTCAGAAATCTTAGAGGGATTGTTCAAGGACAATTCAAAATTTAACAAATCATCTCCGCGAAAGCCAAGCGTATAAAGGTGAATGATTCCAATCTTTGTAAGCTCGGATATGATGACGCGCTGTAATCTTTGAATTGTTCTTGCAAAACGAATGTCTTTTTGCGCAAGGGTGGTCTTGTCTTCGTCAGCACCCTCGCCCATCGTCAAATATGATTGTGGAATTTTCAAGGCAGAAAATAACTTATCGCGCAAATACTTCACATCATCAATCTGCGTGGTGTTCGTGCCGCCGGCGAGATTTTGAATATCTGTGACTGAGCCAGCGCGAACGGGGATAAAATAATCCTCTTCGATGCTCATTGGATTATATCGTAAGTCCATTCGGCCGGTATCGCTATCCACAATAGAGTTGCGCTTAAGCTGCGTGACAATCTTTTGCATGTATTGTTCCACCTCTTGGGGCGGAATCGCACCAACGTCAATCTTAAAGACACGTCGTTCAGAAGAACGTACAACTCTATACGCCATCATTGCGTCTTCCATCAGAACTAGCTGGCGCCAAATGCGCCGAGCCGGCTCAAGGATGGACGTCCCGTACGGAGCATACTTGTCATTTCCAAGAATACGGAAATGGGCCATCTGCCAATTCTCAAAAGTCATTCCGGCGGAATTCCACTGGTATTGAACATAGTTTGGATTTGTGGAGTCCAGCCCCTCCAGGCGTTCAATCTCACTAGCAGGCAACGCAATAACGGACTGTACCCCATACTTGTCATCGATGTCCAAGTACAAAAAGAAATCTCCGTACTTGCACATTGTGCGGGCCCAACCAAAAAGATTGGATTCAATATTTAAAATGTTTGTAAATAAGACGGCGAGAACAGCCCTTAGCTCTTCGTTGGGGCATTTAATTCTCAACATCGGACGCAAATCAGAATGAGTTGTCATCTCATCTGCATAGATATCCATCGTTGACGCAATCTCTGGCGTATATTCCATCTGATCGAAATCAACATAGCGCTCAGTGCGCTTCTGATTTTGAATTGCGTTTGTCGCAATAGTATCTAATGGATTATATTGGGACTTCTTAAATTGTTGCCCGGATGCTGTCTTAAACTTTGAAGAAAATTTATCTAAATGTTGGCGCCTAATCCTTCGACCGGTCTGGGACCGATAGTTAATGATGGGGCCCGAAAACAGTCGCGTGAGCGCCTTGAAAAGAGACGATTGTTTGTTTTTAGGGTTTTTATCAATAGGGGGCATTTACTTTCTCACTTTATAATCCACTTATTTTGTTCATATAGCTTTTCGGCTTCACTCATTTTATCAAAGATGTTGTCTTTTTTGTAGCCCTCTTGACCTTTTATTTGTGTGTTCATAGTGGTTTTGGTGGTGTATATCGCCTCGACAAATGCTTTTTGATAATTTAAATTGCGCGCGTTAGATTGTAGTGCTGTGTCTCTAACCCAGCACGCAATCGCTAACGCCATAATCAAATCATCATTGTAGCCCTTCATCGCTTGCGGCCTTCCATTCCTCCAAATAAAAGTTTTCATCTCGTTAGTTGTTCGAGAAGAATATATCTTAATTAGTTTGTTTCTTATAAACTCTTCTAATTTCGCGACT